ATCTCTTACTGCATATGATATTAACATGGCATTTGGTGAACTTGAACCAATATATGCAGGTGATTATGATGATCAATTCACAGATATGGGATTCTAAAAATGTCAGAATACTTTTCCTACCTTCCAAATTTTGAATACATTAATAGAGGTCCTAACGACCAACAGATTACTGAATATACTAAGGTTAAAAATCTTTTCAAGAGAGTAAAATTTTCTAATGATTTGTTCCAAGATTTAACTTCATATACAAAATATAAAATTATTGGTGATGAAAGACCTGATAATGTAGCAAATAAAATTTATGGCAATGCTGTCTATGATTGGATAGTTTTATTGTCAAATAACATAATCAATATAGAGGAAGAGTGGCCACTTTCACAATTAAGTTTTGAGAACTATATGTTAAGAAAGTATGGTGAAGAAAATTATAATTCTGTGCATCACTATGAGACAATACAAGTCAAAAATACAAAGGGTGATGTAATTGTTCCAAAAGGTCTTGAAGTTCCATCAACATATACTATTAAATACTTTGATTCTGTGGGGTCAGAGATGATTACAAGAGATAATATCACATTGTCAGTTACAAATAATGAATATGAAAATAAAGTCCAAGATCAAAAGAGAAATATTTTCTTAATAAGACCTAACCTTATACAAGAGGTTATAAATCAAGTGACTAAATTTATGGAATATGAAGAGGGAAGCACACAATATGTTTCTGAGAATTTAGTAAGGGGTGAGGACTCTAATCTTTATTCGTAAAAAAGTAAGGGGGTCAATTTTTTCCTGGAGAATTTTTTGCCCCTTTTTTGGAATCAAAGTTGAATTTTGCCCACAAAAAAGAGGGGTTACCCCCTCAGAAGATTTATGTATGCTGCTATAACAAGTAAGGTTAAACAAACTTGATTATATTTCATCAACTGTCAGCAAGTTTAGCGAAGTAAGACATAGCGTCATCATCATCGTCAGTAACAGTGGGTGTTGCTTCAGGAGTTTTTGATGCTTGGTAAGAATCTTCAAGTTTACGCATGACTTCTTCTTCGCTAACTGTTTTTTGTTCAGTTGCTGCATAGTTGTCATACTCTGTCTCCTCCTGTACTGGTGCTACCCTTGATGATTTTTTGCCAAGAACATAATCAAGTCGCTTCTTCAGTTCATCATAAGTTTTGAACTGATCAGTAGAGGTAAAAGCAGTCAATGAATATTGCTTCTTCCACAATGCTTCCATAGCATCATCATCCTCAAGGATGGGTGCAGGGGTGTCAAACTCAGATGAATCATAGTTCCAGTATCCCTGAACCTTCTTCAGTTTCAGTTTGAAGTTAGCACCCTGCCAGAAGTCAAAAGGATTGATAGGAGTCTCATCCTCAAACTCAGGTTGCATAGCACCCATGATCTTATCAAAGATCTTTTTACCAAACTTGTATAGGAATACTCCACCTTCATTCTGAGGGTTGGCAGGATCCCTTACAACATAAATGTTTGCATAGAAGGACAGTTTACGCTTTTGCTTGCGCACAGTATCCTTATCTGTTTCATTACCAGTGTTCCAAAGTTCCCTGTTCAGTTCTCCAACAGGATCTTTACCACCCACTGTGGTCAAAGAGTTTTCAATATACCATCCACCAGGTCCTTGGAATGCGTGTGAGAAGAGTTTTACCCAAGGAAGATCTTCTCCTTCTGGAGCAGGCAGGAAACGAATGATTGCAAAACCATTACCTGACTTATCCATTTCTGGTTTCCAAAGGCGATCATCTGCACCTCCACCAGTATTGTTCATCTTCTCAACTTCTTTCACCAGTTTATTAGTGAGAGAACCTAGGGAAGATTGCTTCTTAAGGTCTTTAAAAGACATTGTATTCTCCGTATTGAATGTATTTGGTCTGTGTCCTTTAGCTTGGTTGAGGATCAGGCAGCCTCTAATATAGTCTATGTAGGTGGGAAAGTCAAGTGCTTTCTTGGATGGTTTTCTTCATTGCTTCAATCATAGTACACATATTTGAAAAGACAAACCCAATATCAACACCATCAGGAAATCCAATCATCTTTGCTTCTTTAATAATATTATCTCTCATAATTTTTGCTTGAGGATCATCAGATAAACTCAATCTCGTATAGAGAATTTGTTGTTTATTAAGCAACCTCTCAAGAATTTCAATGTGTTCTAACTTTTCCTTGTTATTCATAGTTGGAAACTTGAACACACTGTCATAAATTTTTTCTTGGAGTTCAGTAATTTCCTCCATTTCTTTTTTGACTAATTCTGAATTGAAAAAACTCATTACACTACTATACCTTTAAGGATTTTTCTATACTTAATTACATCAATATGTAGAAAGGAATCATACTTGGACATTCTCATAGATAAAAATTTCCATACAGGATCATCCAATCTTTTATCAAAGTTATTTTTGAATCCAATAACTTTATTCAAAAGAACCATGGACTCAAGAGAAATACTTTTTGCAAGGTGTTCTTTCACAATCTGTGGATGTTTTGTTCCATCAATATAGAACATATCATCAAATTTCTTTCCTGTAAATACATCTTCTATCTCAGTTTTGAAAGTGTAACTAAGAGATTGAAGTCTCTTCTTCCAATCTGTATAGTTCTGCTCTCCATTTCTAACAATCTCACCAATCCACAGAGACTGAGGGTCATCACAAGAAACAAAGTTAGAGACAAAGAATTCAATAACTTCACTGTCATCTTTCTGTCTACTCAATTTTTCAAAGAAAAATCTATCACGTCTTTTGTAGAAACTATCAAGTGATGCACGTGATTTACCACCATACCTATGGTAGTCATATTTTTGTTTTGTAAAATGATTCTTTAAACCAAGATAAGATTTGTAGCAGTCAAAGGGAGTCACTTTTGGAATCATCTACTTCTTCAAATTGAATAATGTTATAGTGGAAGTTTAGCATGAGATGTCTTCTTAAGTAAATTAAGTTCCATTGCTTCACACTTCAATTTCTCTTTCAAAGGTTTAGACATCAGTTTGGGAACTGATTCTACATCAACACTATTTTTCTCACAGAAAAAGACAATAGCATCAATGTAACTCATGCCTTTATTATCATGAGCAATAGTTTCTATCTCTTCAGCAAATTTCTTTGAGGAATAAAATTTATTCTCAATAAGTTTACTGATGCTATCTTCAGTTGATGGCATAATCGTGTAATTTATATTCAACAAACTCTCTAATATATTTTGAGAGTAAGTTGATGAACTTCTTTTTGTCATATTCTTCATAAATTTCAACCTCGCCATTTTCACATGACATGATAATTACAAACTTCTTCACCATTATACCAGTCATCTCATATAACATGCAAGCATATGCTGCACATTGTACAAAATGAGAATCAATCCACTTTCTTGGTTTAGGTTTCTTACTGGTTTTAAAGTCAATGATAGCAAGTTCACCATCATACTCAGCAATACAATCTACAGTTCCAGCAACTCCCAATTCTTTACTGAACAATGCCTGTTCAATAGCATGAATCTTGTCAATCTTATCTAGGTCAGGTTTAGCCTGCTTAAAAAGAAATTCTGATAGAGGTTGCACACTTGGCAACTTCTTATTGCTCAGATAATTTTCAGAAAGGGTATGCATATCAGTACCCCTACTGGTTGCTTGCTTAGTAATTTTATTTGCTTCATCATTACCAACCTTTGCTCTCCATTCTCTGAAGATCTCACGTTGATAGTGACTAATAATAGATGTGATAGAGACTAACTTTTTACCATCAGGGGTATCATAGTATCTAACACCATCAATAGTCTGTCTAGAAAGACTAGGGAAATCAATTTCAATGTGCTCAAACATTACATACCTAATTCGTGTTTTGCAATAATATATTCTTTAACCAATCCACTTCTACAGATATCCTCTGGACCAAACTCTACCATACTAAATGATGGCATGTTCTTGAGGATGCGAATAAAATCTACAATCCCATTCTTTTCTTGAGTCTTGATTAAATCAGTCTGTGTAGCATCACCACAGAAATGAATCTTACTACCTTCACCAATCCTAGTAATAATTGAATCTAGTTCATGGAAGTTGAGGTTTTGAAATTCATCAACAATAATAATTGCATTATCAAAAGTAGTTCCTCTAATAAATGAGGTGCTCCAGAAACTAATTGTACCTTGTGCCTTAAGATTTGCATAGAGCATTTCAAATGCATTATCATCAGGCATTTCAAACATATACTTTACCATATTCTTATAAGGAATTTGATAAAGGGATGATTTATCTTCATGATCACCAGGGAGGAAACCAATCTCTCTGGTTGCTACAAGAGACCTGACAATGTATATCTTCTCATAGGGTGTCTTTGTATCCAAGACATCCAACAGAGCATTGTAGAGGGTAATAAAAGTCTTTCCTGTTCCAGCACATCCATACGCAACAGTTTGTTGATCTTTATTATACTCCTCAAAAAATAATTCTTGATTCTCTGTAAGAGGTTCAATCTTTTTTATGTAATCAAGATTGATTGGTTTTTTTCTTTTCATTGTCTTGTTGCTCATACCAAATGGTACAGGATTAGTGCTACCAATTCCAGACTTACTTTTTCTAGGCATACTTTGAAAGGTTAGAAACTATAATCACGATTCTTACGAACATTTGCACCTGGTTGTTTAGATGCTCTGTCTAAGACTTCATTCCATCCACTTGATTTTGCTTCACCAGTCCATTTGAATTCTGTATCAATTCCTCCACAACCCTCTGACCAATCTTTATCCCAAGCAGGATTCTCTTTTCTCCACTCATCATATGCCTTCATGGTCATACTGAGTGTCTTCTTTTCTTTAGTTTCTAAATTAATAACAGGATATGTTGGCATGAGCACCTCATTAGTGTTTATATTTATTAAGACCAGTCAAGTGCCTTTGCAATGACAGGAAATTGTTCTGCAAAAATAGTCTTACATTCATTAGCAAGATTCATGTGTTCTTTTTGTGTTCCATTAGCAGTTCTCAGTTCAATATAATGAACCCAGGAACGAACTGAGCCACTCATGTACATTCTTGTTGGAACTGCCAGTGGAAGCACCATACGAGCACACTCCTTTGCCACACCTCTTTCTAACATCTGTTGATACAGTGCCATAGAAGAGTCAAACAAAGTCTGCATCTGCAATTCAAGGTTCTGACGTACAAATGGGTCAAGATCATCAGTAGAGTTCTGACGATTTTTAGTATCTTGACGTCTCAGTTCAGGCAAGGTAATAGTTTTACCAAGCAGAGATGAATCTGCATACCTTTGTGAAAATTCCTGGAATGTAAAGGACCTATGACGCAGAACTTGAGCTGCTATTGCCCTGGTTGTTTCCAACTCAATGGTCAGATATGCCTGCTCAAAGATACTCCAATGCTTATGCTTGATGCAATACTTAATAAGACCTTCAAAAGAATCATTACCTTGATTGGAAGGA